GCCGGGATCACCGCGACCGAGATCGCCGAGCGCAAGGAGGAGAAGCTCATTGCGCTCGGGCCGGTTCTCGAGCGCACGAACGACGAGCTCCTCGAGCCGCTCATCGATCGCGCGTTCCAGTTCATGAAGGACAACGGGCTCATTCCCGATCCGCCCGACGAGCTCGATGGCGTGGAGCTTCGCGTCGAATACCTGTCGATCATGGCGCAGGCACAAAAGCTCGTCGGCCTGGTCGGGCAAGACCGTTTCGTCGGATCGATCCTGCCGCTGGTGCAGGCGCAGGTCGATCCCGTGATCGCGCTCAAAGTGGACTGGGCGCAGATCGTGGACAACTACGGCGACATGACCGGGATCGACCCACGGATCATCGTGCCGACCGACGACGCGCGCGCGCGGGCCGCGGAGCAGCAGCAGGCCGCGCAGCAGGCGCAGCAGGCGCAGCAGAGCGCGATCGAGGCGAAGGCGGCGAAGGATGCGAGCGGCGCCAAGCTCGCGGACGGGACGAGCGCGCTCGACGCGATCGCCTCGGCGGCAGCGGGCAATGCCGCCGCGTAACCCGAAGACGGTCATCATTCACGGGGTCCGGATCACCAAGGACCTCATCTCCCCTCGCGCCGGGCGGGAATACGCGGACCTCTGGGGCCTGACGCGGTGCAATCAGAAATATTGGGCCGGGCGCTTGACGGACTGGACGGCCTGGTGGGACCTGCACCCGCTCGAGAGCGCCGGCGAGTGGCAGGGCATCCGCGAACGCCGCCCGCAGGCGTGGGACTGGTATCGCGAACAGGACCCGTCCCGGCCGATCTACATGGCCGACCGGCATCGGCAGATCCCGGCCTCGGTCAAGTTCGACCTCGCCCGCGTGCAACAGGAGTTCGCGCTCGTGGAGAACCTCGAGCGCGGTCTCGAGCCGTGCCGGCAATTTACCTGCATGCTCGACTTCGTGATTGCGGACGCCGTCGTCAAGGGCTACCGGCGGATCATCCTCAACGGGATCGGGTTCGCGACCGATGTCGGGCACCAATTCGTGCATCGCGGGATCCTCTACTGGATCGGCTTCGCGCGTGGCCGCGGGCTCGAGGTCCTGGTCGATGAGCCCTCGGTCTATGCCATGCCGCGCGAGATTTACGCTTACGAGCGGTTCGGGTTCGACGAGCTCCGGAACATCCGTCGCGCCGTGCGCGGACCCGATCCCCGCGGCCGGCCGACGCCGAAGCCGCGACTCGCGCGAGGCGCCCGATGACGGTGGCGACGGATCCCCGCGGCCGACCGATCTCGCGACGCCGGCACGCGCTCCTCGAGGGCGGCGACCTGGCGCCGCTCGAGGTCGTCGTCGACGCCCTCGGCTCCCGACCGGTCATGGTGGTCGGCGCGGCCCCGATCGAGGGCGTGCTGCGCTGGACGAGGGGGACCGCGCTTGTCACGGTGAACGGCTCGATCTCGACGCTCCGGGACGTGACGCCAGACGTGCACCTGATCAATGCGCGCATCGGCCCTCACGTCACGTGGAACAAGGAGCGCCGGGCGCTCAACGCCGCGATGGTGGCGCAATCGGCCGACCGGCATGTGCGGACGCTGGCGCTTCTGCCCGTGACCGAGGTCGGCGCGGAGGAGGCGACGCTCGCGCGGCTCCGCGCGCAGGGGACCACATGGGATCGGGTCGTCTCGATCTCGAAGGCGACGAAGGTCCTCCTCGCGCATGCGATCGGCGCGCTCGACCGGGAGCGCGATCGACATCTCGGCGTCTCGGCGGGCCTCTTCGGCGTGTGCGTCGCGCTCTGGGCCGGGGCCTCGAGCATTCGGACCGAGGGCTTTTCCTTCGATGCCGGTTACGCTTACCTGCCGCCGGAGGTCGTCCCGGAGAACAGCCGCGGGCATTTGCGGGGCGATAAGACGGCCATCGCCAACATTCGCGCCCGGTTCGGGGGACGCGTGGCCGGGGACCTCTTCACGCGACGCATGCAGCAGACGCCGAGACGGACATGAGCCGACGAGCAGTGACGCAGAACGCGGCCGACCCGCGACAGGTGCGGAACGCGGAGCGCCTCGAGAAGCGCCGCGAACAACGGTGGGAGGCCGCCTTGCGGGCCGTCATGTCCACCCCACAGGGCCGGGCGTTCGTCTGGATGCTCATTCGCCGCGCCGGCATCTACGAGTCGCCGTTCGACCCGCACGGCTCGATCCAGTCCTTCAAGATTGGCCGGGCCGACATGGGCCGCGAAGTGATGGGCGAGGTCCTCCGCCTGGCCGGCGACGAGTATCTCGTGATGGAGGCCGAGGCTCGCACGATCGACACGATCGAGGCGCGAGCCGTCGAGGCCGCGCACACCGCAGCGGCCGGGAACGAAGCAGAGGAGTAAGTCATGGCAAAAGAGACACCGGCCGCCGCCGCACCCGCACCCGGCGCCGAAGCGAAGGTTGAGACCCCCGTCGTCGAAACGCCCAAGGTGGAGACACCGAAGGTCGAGACGCCCGAGACCCCGAAGGTCGAGACGCCGGCGGCTGGCGCCGCCAAGGCTCCCGCGAAATACGACCTCAAGGTCCCGACTGGTGGGCTCATGGACGCGGACGATCTCCCGGCGTTGGAGAAAGTCGCGCGCGAGAACGACATGAGCCAAGAGGAGGCGCAGGCCTACCTCGACGAGATGGGCGTCTCGCTCAAAGCGCAGAGCGACGGCTATCTCGCGAAGCTCAAAGCGGATCCGGACTACGGCGGAGACAAGCTCGCCGAAAGTCAACGACTCGCCACGGCGTTTATCGACCGGATGCGTCCGGCCGGGCACGCGCGGCGGGACTCGTTCCTCAAGTTCTTGAACCGAGGCGGGGCGCTCAATCACCCGGAGGTCGTCGCACTCCTGGCCGACGCCGGAAAACTCATGGACGAAGACGGGCACGTGCAAGGCGCCGGGGCACGTTCGGGGGCGGTCGATACCGCGACCAAGATGTATGACCACCCGACGAGCAAAGCCGCGGACGGCCGGACGTAGCCGATAGGAGTTCCGCAATGAACCTGTTCACCGATCCGAAGCGCCGGCTCCCGTGGGGAGTCGTCGCGATCGTGACGCTCGTCGCCGCCCTGATCGGGAAGGCGTTCGAGCTCGCGTTCCCGCATGCGGCCGACGCGCCGATGCTGGGCCTGACGCTCTCGACGGGGGCGCTCACGCTTCTCGACTGGGCCAAGCGCGTTGATCCGGACGGCAAGATCCCGGACATCGTCGAGCTCCTCGAACAGACGAACGAGATGCTCGCTGACATGCTCTGGCGGGAGGGCAACCTCCCCACGGGCCACCGGACCACCGTCCGGACCGGACTCCCGTCCGTCTTCTGGCGCTTGCTGAACGCCGGCGTCACGCCGTCCAAGAGCACGACCGCGCAGATCGACGAGGCGACGGGGATGCTCGAAGCCTGGTCGGAGGTCGATGTCGATCTCGCGATGCTCAACGGCAACGTCTCGAGCTTCCGGCTCTCCGAGGCGAAGGCCTTTCTCGAGGCGATGAATCAGGAGTTCCAATCGACCCTGATCTACGGGAACGCCGGCCTGGCGCCGGAGGAGTTCACCGGGCTCGCGGTGCGCTACTCGGACCTCACCGCGGAGAGCGCCGATAACATCATCCTCGGCGGCGGGGACGATGGGCACACCGACCTCACCTCGATCTGGCTCGTGGCCTGGGGCGAGGAGACGGTCTGCGGCATCTTCCCGAAGGGGTCGAAGGCCGGCATCCAGCACAACGACTACGGCGAGGTCACGGTCGAAGTCACCGCCGGGGTCGCCGGATCGCGCATGCGGGCGTTTCAGGAGCGGTATCAGTGGAAGGGCGGGATCGCGGTGAAGGACTGGCGCTATGTGGTCCGGATCCCGAACATCGATGTCTCGGAGCTCTCCGGGACCTCGGCCCGCGCGGACCTGATCGATCTCATGGAGCACGCGATCGAGCTCCTGCCGAACCGGCTCGGGAAGCCGGTGTTCTACATGAACCGGACGATCCGCCGGCATCTGCGCCGGCAGGTCCGCGAGGATGTGACCGCGGGCGGGGGCCTCACGTTCGAGAACGTCGCCGGGCGCCGCGTGATGTTCTTCTCGGAGGTCCCGGTCCGCACCGTGGACGCCATCCTCAACACGGAGAGCCTCGTCGCGTAAGCGGCGGGACTTAATTTTTCAGAGAGAGAGGGCGACTTCATGGTTCTCGATGCCTTGCTGCAACTGTCGGACGCGCAGGCCGTCACCTCGGCGGATGCGTATTCGACCAACACGATCGATCTCGGCGCGACGACGCCGGTCCGGCAGATTGGAGACGGTGAGCCAATGGCGCTCATCATCTCCGTCGATACTGCCGCGGCCGGAGACGGATCGCCGGCCTCGTTCACCGATACGTTCGACTTTCTGGCCGTCCAGTCAGCGAACGCGAACCTGTCCTCGCATACCGTCATGGCGCAGCGGCGCGTGCCGGGGGCGCAACTCACGGCGGGCGCCGTCGTGATCGTGAACATCCCTCCGGGCCGTCCCACCGCGCGCTACATCGGCGCGCGCTACGAGCTCGGCACCGACGACACGATCACCGTGTCGGCGTGGCTCGCGCCGCTGTCCTTCGTGCAGGTCCTCGCGAAGGCCTACGCCAAGGGCTACGTGATCGACTAAGGCCATCCACCGCCGGCGGGGGCTCACGCGCCCGCCGGCGGCCTCAGAGAGGAGCAGCGACATGACGAAGAAAGCAGTCGGCCGGCCGGGGCCAGCGCCCGCGACCCCCGTCTCGGATCGACGCCTCGAGGCCGCCGCGCGCCGCGGCCAGACGATGCCGGCTGCGCGTCCCGCCGCGGGACCGAAACATCCTGGGCCGAAGCAGGCCGACACCGCGCCCACGCCGGCGCGTCCCGTGGCGCAGGCCTCGACCGCGAAGCCGGCCACGAGCACGCGGATCAAGGTGCAGGCGACCAAGATGGGCTATTACGGCCACGAGCGCCGCCGGGTCGGGGACGTGTTCCTCGTCCAGCGCGCGCAGTTCAATCCCTCGTGGATGACCGTGACGGAGGCGGGGACGAAACTCCAGCGGACCACCGGGCGCGAGGAGCTCCGGCGCAAGCACGACGAGATCCTGTCGATGAAGAACGCGGACCGGATCACGACGAGCGAACACGAGGTCGAGAACACCGGCGACAATCCGCTCGACGCGGACTAGCGGAGAGGGCGGCGCCGGAGCCGGCGCCTGGCTGAGGGGACGATGGCGAAAACGACTCAACTGACGTTCTACATCTACCTCACCGATCAGGCGCAGGTCACGGCGTTGCAGGCGCTCTATCCGAACGGCGTCTCGCGCGGCCCGCTTCCGGCCGCGACCGAGTTCTCGGCGCCCTACATCGCAGACGGCGATCCGATTAGCTATCCCTGCACGCGGCTCGGCTACCTGCCGCCCGGCGCCGCGGGGAAGTTCCCGATCGACCGCGCGTTCTTCACGATCAACGACGGGTTTTTCGGGCACCTCTTCGGCCGCGATCAGCACTACGCCTGGATCGGGCAGTTCGTCTATCAGGCGGACGTGAGTGTGTCGCCGGATGGCACGCACACCGCGGGCGTCCTGCGCCAAATCATCTTCGCCAACGGCTTCGAGTTCGAGCGATCGGCCGCCGCCTCGAGCTCCGCGAACGATCCCGCGCGCGCTCTCTCGGCGAACACGCATTACTCGCGCGCGGCCTCGCGCGTCCCTGGCGGGCGCGGGTTCGCGATCCGGAACCATACGGAGACGGTGTCGCA